GTGCCTTGTTTAATAATTATGTTGTAAGGTCCAGAAGATCCGCTATCGGTCGTTGCGTTTTCTATTAACCAAAGTTTTGATACGGTGTTAGGACCTATCGTAATCGTGCAATCCGAGTCTAGCGCTCCGGTGTATTTTAAGAAGATAGATCGACCAGGATCGGTGGATCCGTCTGCTATCGTAGTTGTGTGCGTGTTGGCGTTAGTAGTTATGGCCTCTGTGCCAAAACTAAAAGCCTCTGCTATAAGTTCTAAATTTGTATTTGTACTCGTTCCCCAAGTACCAGCCTCGTCACCTGTGGCTATTTCTTTTAATCTAAGATCGTTTACATAGGTTGCCATAGTGTATTACCTCATTACGCGGCGTCTCTTCCGCCTTTTATCGTAGTATAGTTTGGTGTTTGACTTGTTGCAATCTCTGAATAACTTGGCGTCTGGCTGGTGTCTATCTCTCCGTATATTAAAACCGTAGCTACGCTTGCCGTTGCTGCTACGCCTGTCGGTGTAACGTTGGCTTTGGCGTTTGTGCTTACAGATCCAACGGCCGTCGTAAGAGCAAAAGTTGGCATGTTGATAACTTCGTTTTCGTGCACGATGACGCTGCCAAGTGCAGAAGTGATGCCTTGTCCTGTCGGTGTTTGATTAGCCTTCGCAACCACGCTTGGAGCGCCCTGTCCGGAGGTTATCGCTTGTGTCGGTAGGGTTACGTTAGCCTCTGCGTCTGGCGTTATGGCGCCAACGCCTGATGTGATAACTTGTGTGGTAAGGGTTTGGTTGGCCTTAGCGACTACCGTTAAGGTGCCTAAGCCTGATGTGATGGCGCCGACTGAGGATAAACTTACCGGTAATTCGGTGTCCCAAGCACCTTCACCCCATGTGCCTCGACCCCAACCGTTGATTATAGCCATTAGCTTAGGTTGTTACTGACCGCAACGAGCGTGGTTTTCATGTCCGTCAACTCTTGTCTAACCGGATCGGTCATATAATCCAATAACAACATAGAATCTATCTTTGCTATGACGGCTAGTAGTTGGTCTTTGTTTGACATAAGCTTATTATGTATCAAAGATATTAATATCTTTAGTATTGTAATTATTTGTAAATTTTTGTATATTTGAATCTGTGGAAAACTTAATAACATCATATTTTGCTTGGGAGCGATCACCCGCTGTCATAGTTGCAGTAACGCCAGAGAAAAGCAAAGGCTTAATATTGCGTGTTCTTAAAGAGGCGGAGGGTTGGAGAGAGGCAACTCCTGACCAAGTAAAAGATTTTTTTATCGACGGTTCAAGATTGTCAAAGTCTGAATTTGAGAACATGTTTGGTGTTATAGGCGATAATCTTCCTGATCTGCCTGAGCTAACATAACCACCCTTAAAAAATTTCTCAATAGCGTCTTGATAAAACGCAGGGTCAATTTTTTTGCCTGCCTCTTCGTAAATATCCTTCATGGCTTTTTCTAGTCTTTTTCCTTCTGCCTCAATCTTTTTTATGTCGGTGCCGTCAGGCAAACCAAAATTTTTCTTTCGATAAGCCTCATAAAAAACATGGCCTTTTTCTGCCGCATCTAGCATGGGTCTAGTGACTATTGCCACCTCGCCTATAATTTTTTCGCCGTTAGCTCCTGTAAACTGCACATTCAGCTTTCTATCCATATAGCCTGACGCTTTCATTAACACACGCTCGCCGTCGACTGTCGGTAATAATTTTGAAATTTGTTCGGCTGCTAATTTTTCTTCGAGAGGATTGTTTACTATGATCCTTGTGCGCAACGGATCTGTTATTTGTGAAAAATCTCCTTCGTATTTACCGAAGGCTTTTTCTTTCATTCTAGATATAAGTTTCACTTCGCCGACGGGAAATCCGGTTACTTCATCTATGTCACCTATTGATTTACCGCCCACGGGATTGAATCCTTGCTGTAAGTTTAAGTCTTTTCTGACTTTTGCTATGGTGCTTTGAAATTCTGGGTTTAGTCTTTTCGCTCTTTCAAACAGTTGGTTGACGTCTGTTATATCGCCCTGATGTTTGTTGAAGGCAAACTTAAATTGTTCTTCCATTTTGTTACCAAACTCTCTTACCGGTGCCTCAAATGTAGGGTTGCCTGTGGTCGGCAATAATCTCTGTGCGTCGGCTTGCCTTTTTATGTTTTTGTTGTTTTTTCTTATGAAATCGTATGTGTTGTAATCTTGGGCGCTATCAAAAATTTTTACAGGAATCTGCTTCTCGCCTCCCGCCTCTAATGCCTCCAAAGTTGATTTGCCTCCTAACTGATCGTAAGTGCCGTCTGGTTTTTTCAAAACTTCGATGGGTTGTCTTTTATCAAGCTGGACCCCCTTATATTTACCTTCTGTCGCAGATTTTTTCAAAAGCTCTGTTGCTTGATCAACTCGTTTTTGTTCTGATTTGAATACGTTACCTGCTGAATCTTTTGGTCTGTTAATTTTTTGTATGTCTACGACTTCATCGGCTTTTGATACATCAATACCTTTTAACAAAGCTTTTGGTCCACGAAAAAGCTCACCGAATAACGGTATAGCTCCTAACGCCGATAGGCCCGCTATGCCTCCGTACAATGCTGCTTTACCGTAATCACCTTCGGCGATGTTGCGCGCCGCATCGCGTCCGTATTTACCGGCTGCGGCTATGTCCATGGCCATACCAGGCGGTGTAAAACCTGCTGCTATTTGTGCGACCAACGGTACGTTTTCTTCGTAACCGGTGACTGCTCTATCAAGCAGATCTGGTTCAAAGACGTTGATGTCATCTTGACTAATCATGTCAAGATTATAACCTAAATTTACGTTATGTAATCGTGCTTACCTTGAAACTTTCTTTTTAGGATCCTGTGGACCTTATGAAACGGAAAGTCCTCGTAACCTGCGTGCGAACTTTGGATCTCACGAGCAATCTTTCTAGCGCCCAAACCACGCTCGCGTAAAGCGTAGATGTGTTTGAGAACTTTTTGTTCTTCGGGCACCGGAATCAGTTTGGTTCTACGTCTGCTGCCTGATTGATCGTATTCTTTTTTGTAACCAAAAGGTGCTTTACCTCCTATGGCATAACCTTTTTCGGCCCAGACAATCTTACCGCCGTTAAGTCTGGACATAATCGTTTCTCTTTCTATCTCAGCAAACTGCGCCATGTTGGTAAGCAGGTTTTGGTTAGCCAATCTGGTCATATCCATTTTTGCCTCTAGGCCTGTCTTTTTTTTTTCTTTTGGCAAGACAACCGGTATGTCGGCAAACATGTCGCAGAAATACAACGTAATGCCTGTTTCTTCTAGTATAGGCACCAAGTTAAGCATTTCCAAAAAGGATCTGGCCAACCTATCTAGTTTCGTGACTACTATCACATCGTTAGCGTCCATGGTGTCGGTCAGCTCCCTTGAGCCTGGTCTTTCTAGCAAAGGTTTCATACCGCTAATCCCTGCGTCAGTAAAGAACTGATCGACCTGTCTGCCGCCAAACTTGTTGGCGACAAACTCTTCTATGGATCTTTTTTGCTCGTCGAGCGAGGATCCGTCTTTGACCTGTTGCTCGGAAGAAACCCGAACGTAGCCGTAAATGTTATTGATTTGTTTTCTTGGGTTCATTTGTTATCTCCGTGTATTTTTTCAAGCATTTGTTTTCTTTCCTTGTTTAACTTTTCTTCCTTTTTGATATATTCAATATAGTTTTTTATTTCTTTATGATTATCTTGAATGAATTTATCAATCAATATTGACAAAGCTTTGTGTGCTGGTCTTTTTTCTTTTAAACCTAAAAACTTGCCTATAAAAGCTAGTGTTTCGTGTTCTTTTCTTTGAATAGAAAAACTCATTTTTGTCTGCACTATCTTTCTCCGTAAGGTGTTGATGAGAATATAGTTTCCCAAGGTTTTTCTCCTCTCAAGGTTAAAACGATATCTCTTATCATTTCTCTGTCAAAGGAGTCTCCATCAAACTCGATTTCTGATAAGGGTTTATCGAACTCTCTCAAAATACCGCTTTGGTCGGTGCATCTAACTTCGAGAGCCTTTTCTATTTCCTCTCTCGTGGCTCCAATATCGTATATTTCGTTTTTGCCGTAAAAGCTTAAGCAATAAGATACGAAATTTTCTTTTTCTTTTTGCGCTAACTTAGCTTGTGTTTTCATTTGTTTCCTCCTTTTTTTAGTTCTTTTTGTTTTTTGTTAAATTCTTTGGATTGTTCTGGTGTTAAACCAGCAAAGTAATTTAATAAGTTGCCTTCGTATTGTTCAAATAGTTTTTCGAGATCTTTGGTCATTGTTTTCTCCTAAAATTTAAATTTGTTTGATAAGTGTTTTGTGTCTGGATTGTACTCTGGCTCAATCTTGGTTTTACCCAATAGATATTGTATGTACTCAAAACAATATTTTCTGCTATGTCCTAGTCTTTTGCTTTTCCAATAAACAGCATTATCCTTAATTATCTTTTTACCTTTTACCGCACAAAACATAGCTGGATCATTGTCGGTTAGTCTTTTCTTTTCTAAGACTTTCCAATCGCAAAAGATATTATTAGTAACTTTAGCTATTGCATATTTGTTACCTATCCTTTCAAAAGACACAATGTTTTTGGCTAGTTTTTTAGTCATTGTTTCCTCCCTTTAGCTTGAATTGGTTTATTAAAAAATCCAAAGTATTCATCGTCATCGCTAGGCGTAGAAAAAGCCATGAACTGTAAGTAGCCATCTTCTTCTGTAGCGTCTGACATTCTTTGACCATAATTACCCCAAACTTTGAAACCTCTGTTGTCTTGGAAAAGACACTTTTCAGTTCCACCAAAATCGTTTTCAACCCATTTAGTGCCTAAAACATAACCCGAGAAAAGTATTCTTCCTTCGTCCGTAGAAGGAGCTTTTTGGTAAAAAATATCTTTAATATCAGCATAAGCTATAGCAAGAACTTCTTGGATTGAATTATAAATTCTAGTCTCTTCTTGTCTGGCTTCCCATGCCTCCTTATCAAAGTATTCCGAACCCGAAGTACCCCAATCATTGGTGTCATCGGTAATAGATTCTAGTTTTAATTCAAACATAGAATCTGAACAATAATCTTTTGCTTTTTGGATAGCCTCATTTTTATCAGTTGATAGGTTAATGACATGTGAGGTTTTTTCATAAGGAGTTGGTTGATCTCCGTAATTACTTATTTCCCATTGTGCATATCTCAAAGTATAAAGAACATTACCTCTACCTGTTGAAATGTAATAATAAGGTGAGGGTAACCTATCCCATGCCTCTTTTAAGTAATTGTTAGTTATGGTCATTTTTACTCCTTTTTTTGTTACTCACCCTACAATAGTACACTAATTACAAATATTTGCAACTATTTGTAAAATAAAATATACTGCGTAAAACCAATAGGAGTTACTATGATTTTTTGGCAAGAAGATTACGAAGGACCCGCAGAAGGCGGTTTGTTTTTCCGAGCTAATGACATGGTGCAAAGCATTAAGGATGTCGAAAGCACGGGACGCAAAGTTGTTGGGTTTAGATTCCACGATAACAACGTCGAGATCCTCACAGAAAAATTAGACTCAGAGGAGGGGAGTAAGGAGGGATCCTAAGATCCCTCCGATCACTTTGGAGAGTGTAAATATGAAATGTATTGATTATAAACCAAAAAAATATACTTTCTACTTTAAATCTGAACTTTATCCGGATCTCGTCGAATGGGGTTATCGGGACGAGGTGGATCGTGAGGCGAACTTTCATAAGACTTGGCGCCCAAAAGTCGGTGACTTAATTATTTTAACCAAGCTTGACCGACAGCTGAAAACCGAAATAAGGCATGAGCTGTTGGCGAGCATCTTAACGGAGGATGTATGTCCAAACCAAAAAAAGCGGCTAGTTTTGTCTACCCGATAATGAAAGAAATCTTTGTTAAATATCTGAGCAACAAGCACGATAAACCGTTTGCAGATATCAGGATTGCTGATATGTCGAACGACGACATCAAGCGTTGGCAAAAGATAGAAAGCTACAACAACGTTAAGTTGGCCGTAGGCGATATCAACAAGCGCCAGCGAAATGTAGTACATTGAGGCATGGATAACAAAAGACATCTAAAAGAACGCTTGGCCGAAAGGTTCCGCGTGATTTGCAACGAGCAGATCGCCGAGCTGGAAGATCGTTTGCCAAGCATTACCAATCCGCTTAAAAAAGATGAGATCCTCAAAGAGATCGACGCGCTATTGGATATCGTGGACCAAGCCAACGAACGCGCAGAGGAGCTTATCAAGAAATACGAACAGGAGAAGAAATATGAATAAAGCTAAATTAGTAAAATTAGGAGAGGAGGTCTTGACAGAAATAGATTTAGAAATGGAGTTTCTTGTAAGAATCGAACTAGAAAAGACACTGTGTAAAAAAATATCGCGTGTTTTTGGTGGAGCGGCAAATTACTTAGAGATTCCTAGAGAATATCCTAAGCCAATGGTTCATAATGAAAATGCCTTATTTGCAGACTATAAATCTGTTAGCCCTATTCTTAATGATGTAATTGATAACGCTTTAGAAAAAATTACCAAAAAAGGAGAAGAAAGATGACAACGGATAAAAATGAATCGACAGACAAGATTGTTGAATTTATGAAAAAGGATCCCTATTTGGTGCAAGCATTAAAAGATTTTGAATCTTTGGGGTTTTTAGAAATCTGTAATGATGGCATAAGAATCTTAGATAGGGATGGTTTACAAAAATATATGAATGATTTTGGTAAACACGAAATTTTAAACGGTCAAAAAGCTGAGGGAACTGATGACACAATTTAAACAATTAGTAGAGGCACAGCGTCAACTTTTAGAGGCAGAAAAGTACAGGGACGAACTTATCAGCACGCACACGCACAAGCTCAAAAGCATGTGGTACGAGTCTAGGCCAACCGATACCGATGAGGGTTACGTCACCGATTATCAATACATGGACGGCAGGATAGAACGCACGCTGGCTAACGGCAAAACCATAACCATGGTCAAAGGTAAAAAGGGTCAGGATCTAGTAAGAGAGATTGCGTCTAGGTTGTCTGGTTAATCGCTGAACACGTTAATATCGTTTGGCCCGATAAACTTATTGACGGGTCCGCCGTAAGCAAACGACGGCATCCCTTCTTCGAGAATCTTCTGTTTCATTTCTGGCGTAATGCGGAGGACGTTGGCGTTGGCTTTAGCTATTTCGTCGGCGCTGTAACTTACGGGTGAATCTTCATAAAAAGTTCTTGGCGTACCAAAAGTATCTTCTAAATCTAAACTACCTCTCTCAAACTTACCGCCGTATTTGTTGGCCAGCTTTTTCATGGCTGACGGTATTTTTTTATCGTATAAGGTTTCGTAAAAAGAATCGTATTTATCGGTGTAACGAGTTTTCATGGCGTAAGAAGTTGAAACCGATACGCTGTCTTTGCCCTCTTCGATGGCTTGTAAAACCATGTTCTTGAGCGTCATGTTGTGCCAATCGTCTTTGAAGGGATAGTCGGGAGCGGCTAGGTAATTTTTTTGGTCGATGATTCTAGATTCCTCTAAAACATCTACTAGGTCTGCCAAAACTTTCATGTCTGATTTACTAAGCAATAACTGATTGTTTGCAAAAGCAGCAAATTCACTAGCTTTTCCTTTCCTCGTGGAGTTTGGAAGCCGACCTGTTGATTTTTCCATGGCTTTAAAAAAATTGTCGACTTTTGTGGCTGCCTCTGTTTTTGCTCGTTTGATGTTTTCTGCTTGCGGTAAAGGTTCATCCCCTTCAAAACGAGCAAAGATAAGCCTTTCTTCTGGTTTATAAGGCTCAAGGTATTTTTCAATGATGGGTTTCAATTCCCCTACTTTTTTTTGTATTTCAATTTCTTTTGCGTCAAGTTGTGCTTTGTTTTCTGCCTCAAATTCTGGGGTTCTATAACCGTGTTTTGAACCTTGCGTGTGTAAATCCGATTGCATTTCGTCAATGTGAAAGGAACTTGTGCCGTCTTCAAGTTTTCTTTCTCTAGCCAAAACCGAAGATATTTGCGTATTATCGGGGAAGTGATTCTGCACGTCATGGCCTTCGGTTGCATTACCCCAATTTATGACGTACTCACGATAATCAGATCCGCCTGGTAAGTTTCCGTCAACGTATTGTTTGTATTGCTGGCCTCCATCAAAACCCTCTTCGCTTTCAATCCTAAAAGGAGCGTATTCTGATAATTTATCTCTGAGTTGAATTTGCGCCTCAGTTCGACTGTAGGCAATGTTAGCATCGTCGGTAACTCTTTCGCCGCCTACAAAAAGTGAATAGCCTACTTCATCGTTACCAAAAGCAAAGGTCTGATCGGGTATGAGAGCTTCGATGTTGTCTGTAGATTTTATTTCAATTAATTCGTATGGGTTGCCAAAATATTCGTCCTTAGCGTATTCATCTAAATAATCATCCAGATTTTTTCCTTCGTTTTTAAAAAACTTTTCTATATCGTCCAAAGTTCGTGCTTTTGGCGCGTTCGGATAGTCTCTAGCGAAACCTTTTATAACATCTTGTATGGTATAATTATCACCCTGTGATATATCGAATTTAATATCGTCTAGCCTAAATTGATAATTCTTAGCCGTGGGACTCAACGGATCAAACACAGGCGTGGTTACTTTAAAATCTATGGTCGGCGCGTCTTCACTTGCTATAACTCTCGTAACCAGCTGAACTTTGTTTTCCGAGCCGAACTCAGCGACGTCGCGCACAGTTGCGTTTGGATTCTGCATGATGTAAGAATCCAGATCCAACAATTCTAATTCTTTGGGTTTGACGCCTTTATCGGTATTGGCTTTTAACCAATTAGAGATCTGATCGCCTTTTAAATTAGGAGGCGCTTTGGCTATCAAAGCCTCTAACGTGGGTGATACATAATATGTTTGGTTTGGTTCTGCAAGATCTAAAATTTCCTCAAAGTTTTCTTCAACATTTGAGTAAAAGTTTTTGCTGTTATCTCTGGCAAACTGCTGTACGTCTTCTTGGATCTTTTGTTGGCGCAAACCTTCGATACCTTTTGCGGCAGGTTTGGTCAAACCTTTAGCCACCGGTGGAATGGCAGCGATGCCTTTAACCGTGGCGCCTAATAGGGGTCCCACAGCTGGGGTAGCGTAGAGCGCGTCACCGGCGGCACCCAACGATTGCAAAAACGCATCGAGATAGCGGCCCTCTTCAATGTTGGCAGGTAACGAGGGCAACGGTTCACCGGCTAAGAAGTCTTCTAAGGGTACATCGGCAGTCGGAAAGCTAGGCAGTTCTCCTGTTATATCAGGAACGCTAGTACCAGGCGCTATGAGAGTCGCTATGTAAGCCGATTGCGCAGGCGTAGGCATCGTCGAGCGGATCTGTTCGAGTCGCTCTAATTCTTGCGCTACTTGGCGCTCAGTAAGGCCACCTAAGAAATCTTTTAAGTTGCCAAAAACGTCGATGTTGTTAGTTTCAGACACCGAAAAAGTCTAGCACAAGGAATCCTTATCTAAAAGAAAGTATAGAGATCTATGGTGTTTATAATTTAGCGATACCGCCGTTTGAGAATTTTCTACCAAAGCTCAGACGATACTCAGGACTCCGACCACTACCATAAACAGCTTTGCCCTCAACGAAGGTTTTAGTATCAGGCTTGTAAGTAACTCCTGCTGAAAAATCTTTTCCTAAATTATCTATACCAGCGCCAAATCTAGCCGTGGTTTTAGGTGCGATCATAAAATTTCGAGAGTCAAAACGCACACTACCTATGGGTTGGCCACGACCTAGCTCAGACTGTAAACTTAAAATGCCTGGTCCAACTTGTTTTCGGTAATCGGCTAAATATCTGTTTTCATCTAGTGCGGTTAAATTTACCGGACTGCCTACAGCTTGTTGGATGGCGTCTAACGCTATGTTTTGCGCTTTTTCACTTTTATTAAGATTATTTTTAACTATTGATGGGACGTCGAGTTCATCTAAAACATTTAAAACAATGGCATCACGAAAAAAATCATTTTTTGAAATTTGTCCTGTTGCTAAACCTGTTAGTCCGTCGCCGATTTTTTGTAATAACGATGGTGGCTTAATAAATTCTATATCACCCAACAAGTTTGTTGTTTCTACTTCAACTGACATACGAGAATCCTAGCACAAGGAATCCTTATCTAAAAGGCGGTCCGGTAAACCAAGCCACGACAACGTGACGGGTGCCTTGTGTGACCGGTTTGACTCTGTGACTCAAAAACGAACTGAACAAAACCACCTCGCCGACTTGTAACTTACGACTAATCTCCTCTTCGCTGGAACGAAAGCATATCTCGCCACCCTCAAACGCATCGTTGAGCATCAATGTCATGCTGATCTTGCGCGTAGCGGCCGTACCGTCGGGTCCTATATCAATATGGTAGTTATAACCGTTGCTCGGCGCCTCGTAACTGATGATTTGCGCCTTTTCTATGCCGTTGATGTCGTATTTGAAGTGGCGATTGGCCGAAACCGCTATTTTATTGAGAATGTGGTACAAATTATTGGCCTGTTGGTCGATGTAGACGATCTTAGCGTCGCGCAGATCCCGATTTTCGTCCTCTGAGTCGCCCGCGTGCACTTTTGCTACCTCTGATTCGCTGTCTAAAAGGTAATTTTGGAAAAGTTTGACCTCATTATCGGTCAGCTGCATGCCGGTGACGCCGTGGCGGGGTAAATCAGTCATCTTCGTCTATGTGATAATTCAAAGTTAGCTCCTCGCCTGCTAAGATTTTTCGGCCCGAAACCAAATGGAAGATGCGATAGTCGTCCCAATCGAGTTTTTCGACCAAATAACAATTATTGTCTTCGCTATGATTGACGAAACCACCGAGCGGCGTGCGGATGTAGCCTTGAATGATCGGAACCTTGATATGCGTCATGCCGATGTCTAAATCGGCGTCGATGTCTTCCAAAGCAAACACTCCGGATCCTTCGATATCGCTGCTGTCGACCTCCAGATATTCGGGTAACGGCTTGTAATAGAATTTATTGTATTCATAGCTCATGGTTAAGCCTCTCGTATGCGGACCAATTCTTCTGCAAAACGGCCAGCCAATCGTCCATGGATAAAATACACACTTTGTCGTTATCTTTGGGCCAACCGTAATTAACCGCGTATAGCGGGATGCACACCCGTACGGGTTTGCGGTTGAATTTAAAGATGAGAACCGGAATGTCGTCACCTGAGCTGGCGCATACTTGTTGCCACCAAGCTGATTTTAACCAATCGCCTTCTTTGTAGAACTTGCACTCAACCGCATGGTGCGGGATGTTGAGATCGCAAAGATCCTTTTGCTGGTACTGATCGAGGTTACGTTTCGTCTCGTAATCTATGCCGTTGTCCAAGAAGAAACCGTTAAGAATTTTTGCTATGTCGCGTTCGAATTGAGCGCCTTTGTTTCTGCTGTTGATAGGCATTGTAGAAGTGTCTCAAAATTTGCACAAAATTACAATCCAAAGGGATTGTTTTTTTTGGTGATCTTATGTGTAAAACCTAGTTATTATTATAGTCGCTGACGCTGCCGGCCGATCTGGGGGCATGGGCTCCTAAATTATCGCAAATCCCTGTAAAAAACCGGTCTCAAGGGACTCCAATCTGTTACGCGTTACTACTGTGAGCACAGTTTGTACATAGTTGTAAATTAATATAACTTAGGATATGCCTAATAAAGTCAATAAAATCAATAGCTTACAACGCTTTGACTTTTTTTTTCTCAAAATATTTATTCTGACCGAGAGGCCGCCAAAACGAAGTTGTCTATCTACTTATCTTTATCCGAGTAAGTGTCTGGATCCGCTCCCAATAACTGCCCTAATCTTTCCTTGATATCCTCGCGTGACATCTTCTCTAGGTTGGCGTTTATGTTGATATTCTGGGATCTATTAATCGACAGGCCGGCTAGTTGATTAAGCTCTTTTATCGCCGAGACGGCGGCATTGAACTGTCCGTTCTCGTAAGCTTTCTCCATGACTTTCCACAACATCGTCCCTGTCTTCTGCGGCGTGATCGCGTACTTCTCTGCCAGCTCGTCTTGCTTAATCCTAATCGCTTTAACCACGTTCGGAAAATCTTTGCCGTTTAATAATTTGTTCGACGCCTGACTTGGAAACTCGTACCCAGCTTTTCTGGCCGCCTCGGTCATACCGCAAGCACCTTCGGTGTAATGCCAAACAAAGCTGCTCTGCATTTCCGTCAGGCCGTGCTCGCCGTCCTTCTCGAACTGCACCGGCGCATCGACTATCTTTTCTTTAGGTTTTCTCGGTCTGCCTTTTGTTGCCATCGTCTGCCTCCTCCAGAGCTATTATTCTACCGCCTATCAAAACAATATTCTTGTGGCCTTGTGCGCGTAATCGTTTCACCTCAACCATGTTCTTGTTTATCCTTGAATACTTCCTAACCATCTTAGCTCCTCAACTAACAGTGTACAGGGTGCAGTGTATAGCCACTTATAAATACCCTTTCTGTAACCCATAAGAATACCATCTTACGGCTATCACTTAACACTCTCTTTCATACACTATACACTATACCCTTATAATCCTATAAACCATATAATATAAGGGTTTAACACAGTGCATAGCTAATCTTTACTATACCCTTTGCTATACCCTGTTATTACAAACTTACACATACATTCATAATAATATGCAATCATTCGCACAATCCACCACACACCCAATCTAACCCCCGCACCCCAAATCAGGGCACTGTGCACTGTTGTTATCATCGGTTTCGTTTTTTTTAGACGGTATATATATCAAATAAAAAGACTCACAACCAGGGCAAGTGAAGTTACTAACCATATCGTAATCTTCATAATCTTCTTCCAAATCGTGGTCGCCGCCGTGTATTAGCTTTTTATCACAAAAATAACATTTCATGTTTTACCTTCATTAATTATCCCAACTCACACCTACGGCTGGCGCCGAATCGTCTTCGACCGCCGTGTAATCTAAGTCATAGATCTTCTTGCCATTACTTCTGCGCGGTTCTATGCCTCTTTCGTGTAACACACGAGCCGCCTCCTTGAAATCAGGCATCCTTGGGGATTTGATCCCCAAATCGCGCAACAGCTTAGTCATCTGTACCGCTACCTTGTGTTCGCCCTCGAAGTCCACATGCTCCAAGATAAGATCTTCAACGCTCGACTGCGTACGATACATTTCATTACTTTGATGCAAGAGCTCGCGCTCGTCTGGCGTCAGAAACCAATTCTTCTGGCCTGCGACGTACATCGTCTCTTTAACCTGCGCCCAGAGCTGTTGCATGTTGACGCCGTGATTAACGTTGATCTCTTTGACTGCGAGTACCCAGAATCGTCGATTCCCCGATGTGTCCGTCAAAAACTCGCGGGCGTTAACACTTGCGTAGAAAGCCGTACGTCTTTGATAAGTCGTGAAAGCTCGGTCGTAGGGTAATCTTAGTTCGTCGGTTTTCGATGTCACAAAGGCTTTCAGTTGGTCGATGTCGGACTTCTTAAACGTCGACTCGATTTCGCCTAACTCCACAATCCAATGGCTAACCGCCCGCTTAACGCTATCCTTATCCGACGGATTCAAGGTAGCACCTTCCAATAGCCACCCCTTATTGTAATCGCACAGGCGTTTGAACCATAAGGTTTTACCGAGTCCTTGAGCGCCTTGCAGGACGAGGATGCCTTCTAACTCGACGCCGTTTTCCTCGTACGCTGCGGCCACACAAGCGATCAACCATTTGCGTAATAACATTTCTTTTAGCTGCGCGGATTCCTCAGTGGTCAGCGACGCAAAGAAGTCCGGCAGCCTGTCCACACCGTCCCACGGTTCGCTGTCGATCCACTCTTTCACCGGATTGTATTCTCTGGCTAATACTTTTAAGTAGTCGCGGACTTTCGTGTGCGGGATCCCCATGTTGATACACCGGTCCTCTATCTCGATCAGGCTCGCCTCTTCGTGCATGTCAGCGATAAACTTCATGTCCGGTATGTCTATCTCCATCTTCTTCTTAATCACGTTGTAGCGAACATCCACGCCGTGAACTTTCAAGACCCCGCCGATGTTATCTTTCGTGTTCAAGAACCGACCGCTCGCGTTGCGTAAAAAATCGAACTCTACGGGGACATCGACATTCTGTAAGATCAGCTCGCCTTCAATCGCCTCGTCGTTCTTGTGGTCGTTGTAATCGCCTTTGGTTTCTGGCATCTGGATCTCGGCGTGACCGCCTGCCTTTTGAATGAAAGCTGCGGCTTTCTTAGCCTCGACTTCACCGGTGTTACTATCATCATTGTCAGCCATAAAGACGTGTTTATGGTTCGGGAAGTATTGGTACATGACCTCGGCTACTTTTACTAAATTGTAGGCGTCAAAAGCGACGACTACGGGTTCTGAGCGGTCCGCGTAGAGACTAGCTGCGGTCGCATAACCTTCGGCGTAATTGAGCTTATCTGACGCGTTAAAGATCTCTCTGCCGAGCAGAAAAAAGCTACCGCTTTT